GGCATGCTCAGTATGTGGGTGGAGGATATGAAACGTGCCTACAGAACGTGGGATACCCGTGTTGATTCAATCTCAAATGCCCCGTACACAGAGGTATCATTACAGGAGTTTGAGGAATATGCGCAACATGCTAAGAGCGTTGTGTACGACATTGAGACCAATAAGTGCTTAGACCCTAAGAACCCATATGGTTTTATTACTAGGATTGGGTTCTGTTTGAAGTCTGGTGACAAGTATTTGGTAGCAGGGGCAGACCCGTATAAAGACAGTTGGGAACAAGACAGACAAATTTGCCAGAGGATACTGCAGCTGCCAGGCGTAGAAAAGGTGGCCCACCACCTCAAATTTGACTCTGGGTGGCTGCTAGAAAAATATCAAATGGAGGTGACTCCTCCTTTGTTTTGTACCCTTGTGGGGTTTTACATAGGGGTCAATGAGGAAGCGAGCAACGGCCTTAAGAATTTGGCCTATTTGTACACACCGTATGGCGGGTACGAAGACAAATTTAAAAGTGTAGAAGAAAGCACGCCTAGCGTGTACCCTTTGGCTTGGTTGCTGGAGCAGCCTGATGAGTATCATTCTGTGCTTAAACACTACAACTATATGGACGTTGTTGTAACTCATATGGTGTATGAGCATGTAAAGCCTATCATTGACGCAGACGAAGGCTTTAGAAATGTGATGTACAACATACTTATGCCTGTGCACTATCCTCTGATTCGTATGGAAAGCGCTGGTATAAAGATAGATGCTCATTTGCTAGGACAATATGGCAGAGAGCTACTGAGGAGGCAGGCCAAGTATCATTATGACGCATGGGTTGCGCTGTTGAAAGCAGGTGTCAAGGGTTATGATATTTGGTTTGAGGAGGGGGATACTGCGGGCTACCTTAACAAGCCTAAGAAAGCTCCCAGCAAAGGCCGGTATCTAAACTTGGGGTCGCAGGTACACCTGTCCGACATTTTGTACAAGCAGCTTCATCTTCCAGTTGTCAAGAGGACAAAGGGAGGAGCAGCAAGTTCTGATAAAGAAGCCATAGAACTGTTGTACGACCAGATAGATGCTATTGTTGCAAAAGGGGATGCAGTGCATATTGAGCCTTTGGACTGCCTTGTTAAGTGGCGAGCAGTCAGCACAGCGTACAAGATGTTTGTTAAGCCATATGCTGCTATGCTAGACGATGATTTTATGCTGCACCCCAAATACAGTTTAACCAGAGAAGCCAAGGAAGAATACGGTGGTGGGGAAGGCACAGTTACAGGCAGGCTGAGCTCAGCTAGACCGAACTTTCAGCAAGTTCCTAGGGTTGTTGAGGAAGGCAACACTAGGTTGAGCAAATTGAGATATGAAGCACTAGAAGGCATCGTTATTAAAAAATTGTTTGTGTCCAGGTTTGATGGTGGTAGCATAATTCAAGCTGACTACAGCCAGATAGAGCTCAGGTGGGCAGCCATCCTTAGCAAAGATGAAAACATGATTGCTGCATTCAACAATGGGGAAGACATCCATAAATCAACTGCTGCTGAAGTGTTTGGAGTTCCTATATCAGAAGTTGATAAAGACATGCGTAGGCAGGCTAAGACTGTCAATTTCGGCATATTGTATGGCAAAGGGTCTAAGAGCTACGCTAAAGAATGGGGCGTGTCCGACGCAGCTGCAGAGCAGTTTATCATACAATACTTTAGCAAGAGACCCAAAGTCAAGTCCTGGATTCATAGTGTCCATAGCCAGGTCACTAGACATGGGTTTATCAGAACTTTCTTTGGCAGGAAGAGGAGATTGGGTGCTGCTCAGAGCACTAACCAAGGCATAGTAGCTGCTGCCTTAAGAGAAGCACAGAACGCTAACCCACAGGCATCAGCCAGCGATATGATGCTCATTACCATACGTAGGCTTGACGAATTGTTTCATAAGTTAAACCTTCGTTCTGTGATATGCGGAACTGTTCATGACAGTTTGGTAATTGATTCCCCACCAGATGAGGTACAAATAGTTGCACCAATGGTAAGAGCGATTGCTGAGGACTGGGATAGATACAAGTTTCCAGTGCCTATACTGATAGACGTAGAAGTTGGCAGTAGTTGGGGTTCCACTGTTAAAATTGACAGGAAGGAGCTAACTTGAATCCATTCAGGGTAGTGAACCTCCGAGGAACTAACGGCTCAGGCAAGAGCACAGTTGCTAGAGGTGTGCTTACTTCTTGTGGGTCATTCCCTGAGATGACTAAACTTGGGCAAGAGAATGGGTACGTCACCGAATCAGGTATCCATGTGTTGGGCAAGTATGTGACTAACTGTGGAGGATGCGACACAATTAAGGCCCAATCTCTGATGATTGATTCCATAGTGAGTACCATAGGGCACGGGCCTATTCTGTTTGAGGGCCTGATTATTTCTAACCTATTTAGCACCTGGTACCAAACCTCACAGACATTGAGAGAGATACAGCGAGCCCACGGTGCCCCAGAAGAAGGTCTTGTTTGGGCATTCCTTAATACTCCTATTGATGTGTGCTTAGCGAGGGTGTATGCACGCAACGGTGGTAAAGCTATCAAGGAAAAGAACGTGATAGACAAGTGGCAAGCGATAGAATCCTGCAAACTGAGGGCTGCAGAGGCTGGGGAAAATGTGTTTGAAATTGACTACAAAGACCCGCTGCCCCAAGTCCTAGAGCTTTTGACCTGTGTTAATTTACCTTGACCAAAGTTGTATCTCTTATTAGGAGGACAGTATGACTGGTTGTGCTAACAACTCCGACCGAATTGACTTAATCAACTCAGAGCTTAGACGTAGAGGAATTAAAGCCAAGGTATCAATGGGTAAGGAAAACAAGTTGGTTTTTACATGCGCTATGGTGGATTATGAGCAGGTACATGCCATTGTGGATAAATACAGTGAAAAGGAGGACACATGCCTGACACAAACGATGTCAACCCCAAGCTGAAGTTCAGTTTGGGCGGGAAGCCGGTTGTCTATGACCTGCAGAAAGAGGTTGAGATAGATGGCGAACGCCTCAACTCTTGCATCATAGAGCAACCAACCAAGTTTGCCTACATTGCCACTGTGCACGCTGGCTATAAGGGCGCTGCAGAGGGAGCAAAGGTCAAATTGGATTTGGTTTCTAGCAAGATGGATGCTTTGATTAGGCAGGCAGCTGCTGAAGGAGGAGAGAAGATAACGGAAGCTGTGGTGGCTTCCAGGATTAAGCAAAGTAACAAGTATCTGGAAGCCATGCAGGCATATGAAGAGCTGTCAAACATAGAGCGCCAGTTGAGCGTAGCTGTTGAAGCCTTCCGCCAGCGTAAGGACATGCTGATTACCTTGGCGAGCAACATGCGGGCAGAGATGGATAACCAACTTTCACTCAAACGCGAGTCGTACCAACGTTCCATTGGAGAGTAGGAGGAGCAGATGGCAACAGAAGCATTGTTAGCTAAGTACCGTCAACGTCAGGCCGAGGCATCCAGGCGTCAGGGGTCCAAGGACATTTGGACTAACATTGACCCAGGTGACAATTTCTTTAGGATTCTAAGGAGTGCTCCTGACGGTGGGTTCTACGTTGAGGCCCTATACCATAACCGGCTTCAGCTGCTGGGCGTGCCCGCAGAAATGGGCAAGGGCTGTTACTGCCGCAAGTCTTTCGACAGGAAGGCCAAGTGCCCAGTTTGCGAGTTGGTCGAGAGACTCATGGCAAGCGGGGATCCTCAAGACGCGGAAGTAGCTAAGGCATGCAAGGCCAAAGTCAAGTTGTGCAGTTGGGCTTTCAAGCTGAAGTCTCCCCAGGACATTGAGCCCGAAGAAGCCAGGCCCCGCATTCTTACATTCCCTCCCTCAGTAGAGAGTCAGTTGCTTACTTACTTCTTAGACCCTGACTACGGTGACTTTACAGACCCAAAGAACGGCAGGAATATCACCATTAGCAAAACAGGCACAGGCCTTGGCACTGAGTATAGTGTGAGGCCCAGGCCGAAGGCTAGTGCGTTTGCCTTTGATGCCAGCCAATTGCCATCAATCCCCGAGACCATTCCTCCCCGCTCTTATGAGGACATGTGCCGTATGCTCGGCCAAGAACCTGAAGAAGAGGAAGAAGCCCCTGCCCCTGCACCTGCTCCAACTCCGAAGCCTGAGCCTGCTCCTTCGCAGAAAGCTAAGCCCATGGTGACTACTACCAAAGTTCCTGCTCCTGTGGCTGCTAAGCCTGCTCCCAAGCCTCCCATTACGCCCAAGCCAGTAGCCAAGGCAGCTCCTCTCCCCCTTGAGCCAGAGCCAGAAGAGGAAGAACCTCCTACAGAAGAAGCTGAATCAAGCGATACTCCTCCAGTGGATGATGCCCCTCCAGCAGACGATGGCAAGCCTGCCTGCTTTGGAGACGGGGACACGTTCAACCCACGCAGCGACGTCTGTAAGGCGTGCCCGCATATGCAACCTTGCAAGAACATCTTCCTAGGTATTGGTTGATGCGCCATGTCTAAGGACAAAGAGGTTAGCCCAGCTGTCAAGGTTAAGGGGTTCTCCTTGTTGAAGGAGAACCCCATGTATGCTAATCCCCCTGGCTATCTTAACACCGGCAATCTATTTCTTAATTGGGCAATAGCAAATGACGCCGGTCGTGGATGGCCTAAAGGTAAAACTGTTGAGTTGTACGGAGACCCTAGCACTGGCAAGAGCTTGTTGGCCGCTCAGGCACTGGCTCAGTGCCAGGCTGAGGGTGGTCTAGCGGTATTAGACGACATAGAGCATGCGTACAGCCCAGAGTTTGGTAGCAAGTTGGGCGTTGATTCTGATAAATTGCTCATAGGCAGTTCTAAGACTGTGGAAGAGTGCTTCAGTAACTTAGAAAAAGTTATGAAGCAGGCTTTCGTGGCAGGATACAAGGACTGCTGCATGGTTGTTGACTCACTAGGCCAAATTTCCAGTGAACACGAAATGGAAGTTGGGTTTGAGAAGAGAGACATGACCAAGGCGTATTTGATTCGCCAAGGCATGCGCGTTCTCTCCCCGTTGGTGGCTGAATACGGGTATTTGCTCATCGTTCTGAACCACGTGACAGCTAACATAGGTGACATGTTCAATCCCCGTACCACAACCGGAGGCTCAGGGGTCAAATATGGCGCCAGTGTGCGCGTTGAACTGGCCTATGCTGGCAGGTTTCCTCAGCAGAAAGAAAAGCCTCAAACAGGGGTCATAACCAAGTACAAAATAACCAAGAACCGTGTTGCCCCTCCCTTTAGGGCTGGGCAATTTGTTATATCTTTCAGTACAGGAGTTTCTGCGGCTTCAGGGGCTTGTGAGACCCTTAAAACATTGGGCTTGTTGGAGCCCAACAAAACTCCTGGCTTTGTGTCATTTGTAGATGACGAAAACACTAAGTACCGGCGTTCTACATTTGACGACGAGTTTGAGGACATAGCTAAGAGCCGTGGGTACAGCAGTGGGGCGGAGTTCATCAATTCCATACTATCTGACCCAGCGGCTGCAGAAGTAGTTACAGTCCTAGAGGAGAGTACAAATGCTGAATAACTATAGTCTCGATAAGCTATACGAGGAAGGCAGGGCGCTTGATGAGAGAATGGTGAGGGAACTGACTGGCTTCCGTGCAGGAGGGGATAGGGCTTTGATGTCGGTTGCTAGGGCCATTCTCTTCAATGCCATGGCTCAGATACATATAGAACTCTCTCGCAGAGCTACAGAAGAGGGTAGCAATAACCATCCTGCCGTTGAGGGCTGAGCCATGCCTCAACGCACCAATTCTATGTACGTTGACGGCAATAACCTTGCCTACAGGTTTGATTCTGCTCTGAACCTTGATTGGCAGGGCCAACGTGTCGGAGCAATATATGGTATCGTTGGAGCGTTGAGGCAATGGAGGTCTTCTAGCAGATACGACAAGTCCAATATAGTGTTCTTTTGGGACCAAGGCCATGCCAAAGAACGGCTAGAAGTTTTGCCTACATACAAACAGAAAAAGGAACGAACTGAGGCAGAACAGGAGGCCATGAAAGACTTCTACCACCAAACAAACGTATTGAGGTCTTTACTCCCTATGATGGGCTGTTCTTGTGTGTATGGCCCAGGCATGGAATGCGATGACTTATTGGCTACATGGGTAGATGTCGCTTGCGCCGCAGACCCTCAGCACGAAGTGATGATTGTCAGTGGGGATAGTGATTATCAACAGCTCGTCAATGACAGGGTGTCTATACTTACACCTGACAGCCACGTGCTCCACGCAGAGCAGGTGTTAGAGCGTAATGGTGTGCTACCAGCGTTGATTCCTCAAATGAAAGCATTGACTGGGGACAGCAGTGACAGCATCCCTGGCATACCTGGAGTTGGCCCTAAGAGAGCATTGGGCTTGCTGATGGATTATCATTCCTTGACAACCTTAGACAAAGATGGGTTTGCTAAGGAAGTCGAGCAGCTTGATAAGCCAACTAAGAAGTATGCCCAGCTTGTGCTCGACAACTGGAATGTGTACATCAGGAATTATATGCTCATCAAGCTGCCTAGTGAATTGGTGAAATTAGACAGGTCTAAGATTGTTAAGGTTAGACCTTGCTTGAATAAGGAGGCAGTCAAGCAGACTTTTATAAACTTGGGGTTTGCCAGTCTTCTTGCTAGGTTCACTGATTTGTGGGAAAGTATAGAAGACGCTGCCAAATAGTTAATTTATCTTGCTTCATGTTGAATACCCAAAATAGGAGGAGACCTGATGAAAACAACTTTAGTCGTAACAGCAGATACTCATGCAGAGAAAGCAAGAGTTGGTTGGGTCGCCTACGCTATATTTGACAAGATTGCTGAAGTGGCGGCTAAGAACAAGGCTAAGCTCCTCATACATGGTGGGGATTGGTTTGATTCTAGGGGCAAGATTCCTACTATGGTGTTCAACCGGCTGTATAACAAGATCAAAGAGTTTATAGCCAAAGGCACACCAGTGTACACAGTGGTTGGCAACCATGACTTGGCGGTGTCAGAAGGCGGTGTTGAGGAGTCATCATTATACGTACTTGCTGAGGAGCTGTCCAACTTCTTTGTTGGCAGCCCTTCTGAGCCTTTGGTGTTAGAAGTGTCACCAGGGGTGTTTCTTTATTTGATTGGCTACAGCTCTTCTGTAAACATTGAAGAGCTTGTTGGAAACGTAACATTGTCTGACCCCAAGGCCATAAACATAGCTGTTCTACACCAAGTCACGTTGGGCTCAGAATCCTCTACTGGGTATGTGTTCGGGGAGGGCATTGACGCAGAGCTGCTCAGCCACAAGTTCACGTTTTCTATTCTCGGAGACATACATAAGCCTCAACTGGTTCTTGACAACGTACTTGTACCTGGAGCACCATATGCTATGGATTTTGGTGATACAGGTGACAGAGGCTGTTGGGTATTGCATATTGATACTGCAGATAATTCAGTCAAGCCTGAGTTTGTGCCCCTAGAATCACCTAAGTTTCTCACAATTGATTTTGACACGTCTGAAGGGCTGAACCAGGCATTGTCTGCTGTCACCCCTGAAAACTTCTACCGATTTAAGTTCCCAGAAAGTCTTTCTGCTGAATTAGGAACAAAGCTCTTGCCTTCTAATGTGTATCTAGTGCCTGAAACTACAGAAACAGAGGAGGCCCGTGTTGATTTGAATCAGCCCCATGTTGATGTAATTGCTGAGTATGTCAACTATGCCTGTACGGACCCAGCATTAGACAAAGGGCAACTGATAGATATAGGCCATGCAATACTTGAGGAGGTGGGAGCATGAATGTACATGCTGAGAATATCCTGTCCTTTAAGACACTTGATTTTGATTTCTGCAGTCATAGGCTATGCTGCGTGTTTGGCATGGGGCCGACAGGAGGCAGTAACGGTGCAGGCAAGAGCAATTTCTTTGACATTCTTAAGTTGGGCTTGTATGGTAAGAACAGTAAAGGGCTTGACAAGGCCAGTGTAATTCGTAGGCACTGCAAAGAGGGCAAGATTGTTGTTTGGTGGAAGCATCAAAGTGAGGAAAGAAGGCTGATAAGAACATTTAAGCCCGCAGAAGCCCTGACACTAATGGTGAACGGGGTTGACCTGCGCATACCTTCTTTAGCGGAAGCTCAAAAGAAAGTCGATGAGTGGCTGGGGCATGACTATGAGTTGTTTGAAGCTACAGTCATGTATGCTCAGGAACAAACTGAGTTCTTTGTTAATGCTGATGAGTCTTCTAAGAAGGGGCTGCTGGAAAAGATATTGGGCTTCCAGCGTTACACTAAAGCTCAGAACGTAGCCAAGCAAAAAGAGAAGGCCCTGGCCCAAGAGGTTGAGGCAATTAGCACTCAGCTGGCTACTCTGTCAGGCCAAACCTTAGCAGCAAAGAACAGCATTGCTCACTTGAAAGAAAGAGCTGCTGCCGAGGCTGAGGAACGTCAAAGTAAGAAGAAAGAGTTGACTGCTCAGTTACAAGCCATCAAGCTCCACAATACCAAGAATCTAGAAGCTAAGGTTGCTGAGCTAGACAGCATGATACTAGCATCTAATGACTTGTCTACTCAGGCCGCACGCTTGATGAGCCAAATTCAAGAGTTGCAATCTGACATCCGCTTTAATGAACAGCAGTACAATGCTAGGATGACAGAGAAAAGGACTTTAGAAGCTAAGCTGGCCCAAGCTCTGTCTCTCAAAGACCCTAGGTGTCCTACCTGCAAGAGACCGTATGACCCAGAAAGTCTTAAGCAGAGTCAGGACAATATGAGAAATGACATAGCAGCAAAGCAAAAAGAAGCTGATAAATATGCTGCTGACGTAGAAGTGTTGAACACCCGTAAGAAGGACCTATACCAGCAGTTGTCTCCTTTGCAAGAAGACCTCAATAAGCTGGACGCTGTTAGAGAACAGTACCAACTTGCTTGCAGTTCTTTGGAAAAGTTGAGGATAGAAAATGAGCACAGGCGTTCTGAGTACAAACTTCTGAAGGCCAGGATAGAAGCCCTAGAACAACCGACTACTACAGTTGAAGAACTGGAAAGACAAAAGAAGATCCTGGTTGATTTGGAGGCCAAAACTAAAGATAAAGAGGCAGAGCAGAAGCAAATAGCTTCTCAGTTGGCCCATGTTAGGTTCTGGGTGAACGGTTTTGGCAACGCTGGCATTAAGAGCTTGATGCTAGATACGTATGCTGGCTTCATCAACCAGCGCATCAACTACTATCTGTCTGAAATCACTGATGGAGCTATCAGAGCTAAGTTCTCTACACAAAAACAACTGAAGAGCGGGGAACTTAGAGACAAGATTGAATTCAAGGTTACTATAGACAATGAGGAGTTTGATTACAAGGCATACAGCGGTGGGGAAAAGACAATCATCAATCTGTCAGCAATGCTCGCTTTGAGAGACCTGGCAGCACAGGAAAGAACGCTCATTCCTATCATGATTATGGATGAGACGTTTAGGGAACTGGATGACAGGTTCAGCACTGCTGTGCACAGCTTGCTGAAGAGACTGTCTAGAACTACTTCTATCTATGTAGTGAGTCATACAGAAGGTCTTAGAGATTGGATTGCTGACTACATAGTGGTGTCTATGAACAAAGAAAGAATCAGTTCTTTGCTGGTGGGTGGGGCAGCTAAAGAAGCCAGCATGCAGCAAACTCCCTATGCTGAAGGCAAAGGAGGGAACAAATGACTGAGAAGGCTGAGCCGAAGTTACATGAGCGCTGGTGGTGCGCGCTCAGCACGGATATCAAGAGGCCAGCTCAGTTCTATGAGGTGGTAGACCTAACGCCGCGTAGGGTGGCACTCCGCAGTGTATCTGACCCCAATGCTGGTATCGAACGGCACTGGCGTCGTTATGTAGTTTTCATACGCAAGGCAGAGAAGGACGAAGCCATATGAGAGATACTACGGAGGTTTAAGTGACTAGAACTATAATTATTGCTCTGAGCATTTTGATGCTTTGTAGCATAGCTGCCCAGGCAGAGTTTGTATATCAAGTCCACTCACGCTCTGAGGCTGCTCTGGTGGTGT